ATCCTATTACAGGATTAGCTCCGGTAAATATCTTACTATCAAAAGTTTTATAATAAGCTCCAATATAGGACTTGCCGTTTAAAAGAAATTCATTTCCTTTAGTATAAAGATTAACTGTTATTTTATTTTTAGGATAATATTTAATCATATTATTTAAGATAAAAATAAAGAAGCTTCTTTTCTTCTTCGGTCTATTAAAATTTGCAATACTTTACCATTACTGGTTATTGGAGCTCTTTGTATTTCTTGTGCTGCTAATCTATAATTATTATTTTTTATTGGGTTAGATACGGATTTAAATATTGACCCTACATTGTATGCATAACTCAATAAAGCGGCTTTTTGATTATCGTTTAATTTATTCCAGTTATCTTTTCCTATATTTGAAATAACTGTTGGCTGAAATGTATTAATTACAGTATATTTAAGAGTTTGTAATGCTTGAGTTTGGGTAATAATTGTACTAGCATCAACATCTTTAAGTTTATTATCAATATCAATATACTTATCGTTACCGTAACCTACTCTATAAGCATTAGCATCCCAATACGCATTTTTTCTAAATAATTCCTCATTAGCTATAAATTGAAGTGCAATTTCTAAGTATCTTTCATTAATATTTAAACTAGATATATTAATATTAATACTCTCTTGTGATACTATAAAATTACCTTTTACTGGCTGACCTCCTCCGATACTTTGATCAATATTACCTAAATTATTGGCGTTTGTTGGTGATGATATTGGAATATTAATCATTTGACCTCTAATAGATGTTACCCATTGATTATTATCTATGGTATGATTTAATCCGGCTACCGCAAATCCTACTCTATTAAATCCTTTTGTATCTAAATATTGAGTAGGCAGAACATCTTTAGGAACTGTAAATCCTTCTAGTAGAGACATTCCGCTTATTCCGTCCATTCCTATATTAATACTAATAGGTAAAACTTGTCTTGCTTTAGTTGCATCATCTCCTGCTTTTAGATTATTAGCTGCAGTAGTATAATATACTTTTGAGGTATTAACATTAGATTTTGTATATATACCTCGATTATAAATTTCAATTACTGTACTATTAAATACTGTAGCGGCATCTTTATCTGCATTTATATTTGATTTAGTCGCGTTATTATTACTACCGCTAGTATTTGTTGCTGTTTCTTTTACAGGTAATACTCTGTCTATTAATTTATCATTATTATATCCTAGTGCTGATGAATCTGTGTTTAAAGATCCTAGGTTACCTGCCTGTGAGCTGAATGCAATCATTTGACTCATCTTAGTACTAACTTCTGTTTTTAGCTGTAAGGATCTAACTATAGAATTTTTACCTATTATAGGAATAACTGTTGGTTCTGTTAGCATTAATGGACTTTCAGGACCGTTTGATGATATAGTTGATTGATTTGAAGGAGGATTAATTATTTGATCGTCATATATTCTTACCGTATTAGCGTCATCATAATATCCAACTCTAAAACTATTAATATTACCCAATGATTTATTAATATCATCCATTAATATCTCTAAAAATGATCTTAAATAAACATCAGTTTTAGAATTACTATTTGATTGAGATTGTATAATATTAATAACATGATCAATATTAACAGGAATATTCATTAATTTTCCTCTAAGTGATACTATACCTTCCTTTTCTCCAAATCCGGACTGTACATTAGGAGAAAATGCATCTAATTTATTATTAAATGGATTTATAGGTTTTGCATTTTCAGGAAATAATTTTTGATATATTTGATTATTAATATTAATTTTGATCATACATACTCCAGGATCTATCGATAGCTGATATGGTGTGGTAAAGCAGTAGTTTGTTTCTGGATTAAAGTCTATGTATATGAAAGGTTTTTTAATTTTTCCATCAGTATTTTTTTCATAGAATATACTATTATTATTTATATAATATAATAGCAATCCTAATTTAATATAGCAAAACTTAGATGTTTTACCTTGATTATCATTATCTTCTAGCCCAGCTTTATATACTTTGAATAGTTCTTGAAAATTAACATTAGATATTTTTTCTGATGATTTTAATTCACCTGATAATACCTCACTATTAAATCCTTTATTAATAAAGAATGCTAGCTGCTTTTCTATACCTAGACTAGTAACATCGCTAGTAATATCAGAAAATACTGTATTTTGATTATTTATTCTAATTGGATCTAAGGGGCCGTTTTTTAATTGTTCAGTTATAAATTCATACGAGCCTGATACTTCTCCTGTACTATTTGGACTAGCAGCTGCAAAATCTCTTAAATCTATTAAGAATTTATCAATATTAGAAAAATATTGTTCTGGAATACTGGATTGAACTGTATCTAGTGATTCTCCAGGTACGTATCCCTCAGTATTACTAGAATTTAATAATTTTTTTTCATCAAAGTTATATATAATAGTAGCTATATCTAATCTTTTTTGTGTTTTTGACTTTTTATAAGTATCTCCACTATATATACTATCGTTATTTGCAGGAAGTATTGTAAAAAATACTTTTTCATTTGTACCATTATTATATGATTCAATCTTATCAAATATACTTTTTACTGTTTCTTGAACTTTTTGAGTCCTAAACCCTGGCGTGTATCCTTCCTTTGATATAACATCTTCTGTTTCAATTAATGCTGATATTTTTATTGCGTTATCGTTTACATTTCTTGCTGATAGTTTACTAATTGTTATAAATTCTTTTCTTAATCCTTCTTCGAATGTTAATTTTTTATTGTAATCAGGAGCATTCCAAACATCAAGTAAATAATTAAGATAAAATCTTCTTAAAGCTTGTGATTTAATCTGGCCAGCTCCTTGGTTTAAATTTCCTACAGGTCTAAGTATTTCAAAATCTTCTTGAGTATTTAATCTAAAACTAATTTCAATCGCTATATGTGAAACATTAAATCTCTCAGTATCAAACTGTGTAGGTGCTGCACCTCCGCCGGTTACTGAGTTGGTTGATATATTAGTATTACTAGTTGTTCTATTTCTTTCTGTGTCAAGATCTATATTTACTTCAAACGGTTCTTTTAATTCTATAATTTTAGTTAACTTTACAGTAGTATTATTATTAATCAATTCTAGTATCCATCGTCGATCTACTAAGGATTTATCAGTAAGTTTAATATAATCGTTTGATGGTATATAAAAGTTAGGATTTGTTTCGTTTTTAGCTATTTCTATTAATTTATCATATGATATATCTGATACATTTAATATTCCCGATTTTAATGATGTATTAATTTTTGGATTTAATACCTCGATTCTGGTTCCGTTAGAATCTAGAGCGTATACGTATTTAATATTTACGCCATAATCCTTATCAATTATTCCTAATGGTGTAAAAATTTTTTTATTTATTTCTTGCTGTATATCATTCTTTCTTTTCTGTAATTTCTCAAAATTTATAAATACATTTTCTCCTGATTTAATTTCTTCAGCGATATCCGGCCATATTATACTGTTTCTACCCTGTATTACATATGGCTGGGTTGGTGCTGGTGCTATTATATTACTGGATACTTTTTGAGTAGTATTATCATTTATATTTTGAACTGCACTTTCCGACCCTCCACCAGGCATGCTAAATGCTTGATTAATTTTTAATGAATCAATAACACTGCCTAAACCTGTTAATTTAACATTACAATCATACGATCCATCTTCTGCTTGAGACCATTCATAATTAGATATTAATCCATATAATCCATCATAATTACCAAATGATTTTACTCTTTTATCACTTATACCTCTAAGTATCCCTTCTTTAGTTTTATATAAATCGTTATTAAATACATCTAAAGGGTTAATCTGCGGACCTATTGTTACTAATTTATTATTATTATCAAGATAAGTAGTATGACCCCATTCAAGAAGACATGAATATCCTAATCTAAAGTAAAGTAAATCAATTGCATTTAATTGATTAATATTCCATACTTTAAATTTTATATTAGCAATTCTTAATGATCCAGCTGTACCTGCATGATCTATTGTTGCTGATGTTATTCCCGGCATGGGTCTATATCCGAATTGATCTACTCCTCCTAATCCATATGCTGAATTATTAGTTATAGAAGATGGATCGTTTGATTCTATACCTGATCGTAAATTTATGTTGTTGTTTTCATAGTAAGATGTTCCTCCGAAAAGTATCCATTGCTTAGAAACATCAGTAGGTGTTCCGGCTTTTTGTTTTCCTTTAATATCTAGATCTTTTCTTAATTGATCGTCTCCTACATCTACAAATGATACTAATCTTATCCAGCATGTTTTATTAGCTAAATACAGTATTTGATCATTAGTTCTTGAATCAATAGTTGATCCTTGAAATGATCTAGTATATAATTGCTCCTTTACATATTTTTTAAGAGGAACACCTACTATATTTGTAAATTTTTCTTGACTCATAACTTATCTATTCTGATTTGCGTTGTTATACAAATTCAGTGCTGATTGAATATTGACCGGTATTCTTAATTGTGTTCCAGGAGTAGGTACTAAGCTATCACCGGGTAAATTATTTGCCATTGATATTATCCAGTATAAAGTTGTATCTCCATAAAAATCGTATGCTAGTATATCTAATCTATCAGATATAGTAGTTATTACATAAATGTCATTTGCATCTGCAGGTATATCGGGATATATATTGGATGCAAAATATCTCTTTCCTGTATTATTTTTAGTTATTGGAATATATTGATATCTACTGGGCATGATTAATATTATCTAGGCAATGGTATTAATGGTTGAGTATTTACTGGACCTGTTGTTGTCTCTACTCCGATTGTTTTAGCAGGATCGATAGACCTTGTTCTTTGATTTATTAATGGAGTTACTCTACCATTTTGTGATCTTCTTGGTAGGAAGTCATGTATTGGCGTAAACTGACATTCTGCTTTTATTACGTGTGGTAACTGCGCAGCAAATAATTGTCTATCATCTGTTATTTCCCATGGATAATCTGTTTCTATTGATAAATTCATACTGTTAAGAAATCCTGGCTGTCTATAAATATAGTTACCTATTGTCATTTTAACAACTGGTGTTCTCATAAAGCTGTTTGACCCGTAATCAGGATATATTTGGGATAGTAATATATTTAGTTTTTCATATATTGGTAATAATTCATTCTTAGATAATGCAGCTATAATAAATCCAAAGTTAATATTTCTTGTAAATCCGGTGTATCCATAAAATGTTTCACCTCTACCTATATATTTTACTGAGCTATATTCTGCGGAATTATTATCACTAAATGATGATATAAATGCTCTAAATTGGACAAATATACTCCCTACAGGATCGTAATTAATAGCTTCGAATCCAAATCTTATAAGATCTTCGGTAGATACAGGGTATGTATTTGTAATATTATCCCATGGGTCTATATCAGAAGCAATAAATTTATAAACATTTCCAGGTTTATTTACTTCATCACCAATTTTTGTTCCGATTTTATATTTTACCTCTATACTTCCACTATCATAATTACTAGAAGGAATCGCCCCGTTAAATTCGGCTCTAAAATCCTGTTTAATTATACCTTTTTGTCTATAGTTATTGTCTGAAGCCTGTGATAATTGATTATAATTAAATGTATAAATTCCTTGATTAACATCTAAGCTAGGATCAAAATCAGATATAACTTTTCTTTCAATAGTAGTAAATCCTATACCTCCAATTGAATCCGGACCTCCTGGGTATTCAAATAGTAATGTTGGATCTGGAGATATTCCTAAATTAGTACTGTTTGAATTAAGTGATAGTATGTTTATTCCGTTAGAGGTAATTTTACTTCTATATAAACTAACTAATCTGTTTAAATCTTTAGCCTTATTCTTTACAACATAATCATATGATAATTGAAAAGGGTTAATAGGTACTAATCCATGCCTGTCAAAATGTATACCAGAACCCATTACTCCTACCTGTTCTAGTGTATTTTTTCCATTATTATATACTCTAGTATATTCTGTACCTCCTTGGATTAATGTTCCTATTTGCTGACCGAATGGTTGCAGGGCTTGTCCTACTTCCATTTTTGGATTAGCATATTGTAGATATCTTTGTTTTTGTAAAAATATATTACCTTCTGATGTACTGTAAAATTTTCTTATTCTATCTTTATCTATTACGGCGGCGGATGGAATTATCGGTACTAGTGAGCTGATACCTAACCCAGATCCTCCTCTTAGAGGAAAATCATTACCAGATCTATTTAATTCATAATATCTTTTAGTATCTGGCCCTGCATCTTCCGGTAATGGAAATTGAATAAATGGCTGATTACTGCTTCCTCCGCCCGGTTGATCATTGCCGTATGGTATTGATCTTTGAGTAAAATTACCTTGACCACTATAATAAAAAAAATTAGGATCGTTATTTAATAAATCTATTAATGCCATCTTTATATTATCTTAACGGTCTAGGACCTAAATTACTTGCTGCCTGTGTAAGTGATGCATTTCTAGCAACTGCTACTGCTAAAGGCTGTCCGTCAACAGATACAGTTACAGACTTACCTTGTTTTGTTTCATTTAGTATTTGTCTTAATACATCAACCATTTCATCCGTTCTACCTAATTTAGTACCACCTGCCATGGTAATAGTATCTTCATTCATAGGTTTAATAATAAAATCTTTAACATTTGCTTCACCTGAACCCATAGATCTTATAGAATCGCCAGCACTAGTTCCTTCTAATCTTTTAATTAATGCTGGATCGATATCTGTAAATATATCGGCAATTTTAACTATACCGATGGCTATACCTTGAATCATATCAGCAACGAAAGCTACACCTTCTTTAAGTGTATTAATTAATCCTTTAACGTTTTTAGGATCTGTTAATTTTTGAATTAATCCAGTGACCCATTCTACTACTCCTGATTTAGTTAAAAAGTCTTGAAATGCTCCTTTTACTTTATCAATTAATGCTGCTATCTTTTCTTGGGCTGATAATTGTGTTAGGTTCTGGTATGCTCCTTCTCCTAATGCTTCGTTTATTTCTTTCTCGGTACTAAAACGTGCTACAGCTAGTTGAAGTCTTTTTTGAGCATTATCAGTATCTTTAGCACCTAGTTTGGTTAGCATTTCCTGGTTTTTAAGAGTATCTGCAAGATCTTCTCTTGTCATACCTACAGCTTTTGCAATGGATTCTTGCTGAATCCTATTCATTTCTAAGTATTCATTAGCTGTTCCGAATTGTTTTGATATTTCTATAGCAACTCCGGCTGTATCTCCTTCAAGAGCTAACTGCTGTGCTCTTGATAGATTAATATTCTTTCCTGTGATTAATTGAGCTTCTAACTGATTTTGTATACTTTCTTCAAAATTAAGTAGTGATCCTGCTATTTGATCTACTTTTGCAAGATCCATACCTAAAGCTTTAGTTACTATAGCTGATTTAGCGAGAGTTTGCGGGTATTTAGCAAACTGTAAGCCTAATACTCCTGATAATTTAGAAACTTCACCTATTATTTGCTTATAGTTAAATGATATTCCTGTTGCTTGTTTTAAACCTGCAACTTGACCTACTATTCCTTCAACTGTTTCTTTTTGACCCTTACCAGATATAATAGAGGCCTGTGCTAGAGATCCCATTTCATCGGCGGATAGTCCCATAATTTTCTTTAATTCAATTTGAGTAGCTAACATTTCACTAGATAGAATGTTTGTTACTCCTAATTGATTAGATAAATCAGTTTGGACTTCCATTAAGTTTTGAGTAGTAACTAATAATTTACCAGTACTAGTGGAAAGATTACCAAAGCTTTCTGCAATTTTAAAAGATTCTTCTCTTGAATAACCTAATGCTCTACCAAACTTAACAGCTCTATCTTCTATTTCTAATATAAAATCAAGCATAGACTTAATGCCCGTCAGTGCTCCAGAAATAACCGTTCCGATAATAGGTATACTAGACGTTAGCTTAGTTAAATCATCATATAAATTAGCTCCTCCGCTTGCTAAAGTAGATCCCGCTTTTCCTATTCCGGATCCTACCGCTCCAGCTGCAGATGCACCCATTCCAGCGTATCTTTTAATTTTAGATAGTGCTGATTCTTTTTTTAATTCTTCTTCTAATAATTTTACTGATCGTGATCTAGTTTCAAGTGCTTTAAGTGATGCTGCGTATTGCAATTCTTCAGTATTTAGCAATCTTTCCTGTAGTTGTATTTCAGTATTTAGATTATCAATTAACTGGTTAGCATTTTTTATTTGATTCTGGTTGTTAGATCTTACAGCAGCGTGATATAGCTGTTCTGCTTTTATTTTTTTATTAATATTGTCTACTAGATTTTGACCATTAGTTTTTGCTTGATCACTAAGATATTTAGATAAATCTCCTACATTTTTTTGAGCTAAACTCTCTTTTTGTTTAGCTTTTAATATTTCTTCACTTATTTTTTTATAGTTAAACTCTTCATCAACGTTTTTACGAATAAACTCGTTTTGTTTTTCAAGTTCTCTATTAAGTCTTTTTAAACTAGATATAGAATTATCTACAACACTTTCATAATCTCCCTGAATAGAGCGGGCAGATGCTAATGTTTTTAAAAATTCATTTAAGATAAGTTGTTGATTATTATCAGCCATATACTAATTTATATTATATAAATATCAATTACTGTGATTTTATATTAGTAGTATATGTAGGCTTTTTAGGAACAGGAGGTTGATGCACCTGTTTTTTGTCCATAGGTACTTTGCCTTTCATTTCATCAATATCCGCTTGCTGCTGTTCGCGGTATTTGACTATCATTTTAATATGATATCTTCTATGAGGAACAGGTAGCTCCCATACTTCAGATATAGTGAACCCGCCCTGGCCGTGAAAAGCCAGGTTGTGAACCTCTTCCATAAATGCCGATCTATAACCGGCTCCCTGGAAAAAAGAAGTCCAGCTCAAATGGCATTGATATGTCCTTTACTTCTGTACCATCATTTAAAGTAAAGCTGATCTTAAGATCTAGATCTGGTGTAATCTGATTTATGTGCTGCCTAAAAGCATCTGTATCTATGGATAGGAAATAATTATCAACAAATTCTCTAATAGCTTTTACTTCGTAATCTCCGTTAACAGCTAATATTTGATGCTTTAATTTGGTGGTTAGTTCTCCGGCATTACCTACTTTTTTCATACCTTTGATCTCTGCATCAATTTTCTTTGTGTCTGCATGGGTAAGTAGTTTAAACGTAATTTCGTTTTTAGAGCGGGGTAAAGTAAATGTAAATTCATTCTTATTATTAAATAATGAGTAATCTACATCTTTATTCTCAAATTTACTTAAATCAATAGTAACTTTTTCTTCCTGATCGGTGTTCGGGTTTGTATACATGAATGAATAGTCCTTACCGTATGCTAGTATTCTAGCAGATATTAAAATTGCATTTTTATCGCATAATAATAAATCTTCATAATTAATTGGAGATTTAATTAATGCCTGCAATACTTTATCTATAGCAATCCCTTGTTTAAGAAAGTTAATATTTGTTAAAATATCTTCTTCTCTTGCTGTCATGTATTTCATCTCAATTTCTCCGGATGAAAGCGGATTATCTAGTGAATATAGTAATCCTTTGGATGGTAATTCTACTGTCTCAGTAGGAAAGTTAAATTTAATATTGTTCTCTTGATTCATAACGCTAATATATTTTTATATAAATATCTAAGTTAATGTATTTTTTACAATAAAGCAACTTTATTTTCCCTTTATCTAACGCATTATATATTATATTAATATAAGATTATATAAAACAAAAAATCCCTTGGCAGAGCCAGGGATTCTAATGTATATTTATAATTTAAATAATAAATGTATGCTTTAAAAGTTGAGCACGCAATAATCCATTGCAATTGTTAGGTCGATACTTATGTATGCATCTGATGACCAGTCATATTCTCCGAAATTAGCTGATTTTACGTAAGCACCTTTAATGATCCACTCTCCTACGATATCACCTACTGGCCCTAAAGTATTTAATGTTAAGTCTTTTTTGTAAAAATCAGAGTATCCGTTTCTGCCGGTTACTGATTCATGACCTAGACGAACCCATTCCATTAATGCCTGTGCTCCTGAAGGAGTTACTGGATCGTATAATTGTAGTGACATATCAGCCCATTCTGCTTTACCTTTTAGTTTACGATATACGTTGATATGATCTATTTTAATATCTGTAAATGATATTTGAGGTGAAGCTGCTTTTTTTATAAGATATGACGGTATTCCATCAATATACATTATAAATCTATTCTGAACTTTTGGTTCAAAGGCTGTGAAGAATATTTCGTTTGGATCTAATACTGCCATGTTATACTATTTTATTATAAATATCTATATTTTTATATTTGCAACCTTTTTGATTATCTGTTTTTAGATACAGTATCACCCATATCCTGTAACTTCTCCATAGCTTTTCTTGGATCTTGTATATAATCTTTTATTACTTTTATTGCTGCTCCTATTGGTAATGAACTAATACCTAATGCGGTTAATGCTGCGGGGTCTAGATCTTTTACTGCATTAAAAAAATCCATAAGTGGAGTTTCATTAAGCATTTCTATTTCTTTTAATTCTTTTTTATGATCTGCTTTTTTATGATCTGCTTTTTTACGAATACTTGCTTTAACCCTGGCTTCTGATATTACTTCTTTAGTGATTGATTCAAGAAGTCCTCTAGTCATATTTACTTTTATTTTCATATTGTTTTTATTTTATACTTTTATTGTCCAAAAGTTGTTCCTGTAGGTAATATATTAAAATCTAATAAGATGTATTCAGCCGTTTTTGTTGGTTGTAAATATATTGATCCTACTAATTGATTTCTATCAATTACATCTGGTGTATTGTTGGTATCATCCATTACTACTCTGTATGCGTAAAGACCTTGTCTTTGCTGTATTAATTGTAAATATGGATTAACTCTATTTAAGAAATTATTTCTTGTAGTTTGTGAATTTTGTTCGAATACTAATCCTTCGGCAATATTTCCAATATATCTCTTTAATGTAATTAACAATCTTCTTACGTTAACTCTATCTAATGCTGATGGCTTAGCTTGTAATGTTTTCTGACCATATATTACTGTACCTTGACCTGGGAATATTGCGATTGGATTTACCTTACCTGAATATAGAGAATCTCTTTGAGAAACTGTTAATCTTCTTTCTGGTTGAATAACGGTTGATAAACCTCCTCTGGTTAATCCTGCTGGAGCAAACCATTCTGCTGATACTTTATCATTATATTCATAAGCTGCAGGTACTATTGTAGATGCTGGTGTGAAAACTAATTTTCCTGTTTCTCTAGATCTTAATTGTACCCAAGGCCAGTAAGTTGCCCCGTATGATGAATCAATTGATTGAGCTTGACCTACTACCGTTGATATTACTTGATTATATGATACCATATCAACAACTGCAATTGCATCACCTCTTTCTTGAGTATTACTTAATATTGAAGCAAGAACACTAGATGCGTTTTGGTTGTTTAATCCTGGTGCATATATAGTTTTATATTCATATGAATCTTTATTAGCTAATAGGCTAACTGCAATAGTGTAATTTGATCCAAATACCCCTTGAATGTTTGTACTTAATGTTGATGGATCAGATGCTACTGCTGGAATATTTTCGAATAAATTAATAGCAGATCCTGATAGTAATCTACCTGCTGCTCCTCCAAAAGATCCTTGTAATGATCCTGAACCTACAGCTGGAAGAAATCCAGTATATGCTGATTGCGGCTGACCTAGGCTAGTAAAATAGTTCGGTGTTGGTGTAGTTACTGATTTAACTCTAATATATCTACTCCTATTTACATAAGATCCTGTTGTCTGCAGGTAATAAGCTCCGGATTCGTCTTGAACTGGAGTTTCATCTTGGTTACCGATTACATATTCAATGTAATTGTTTTGATTAGGATCTAATGAAAGATTAGACCATGATTCTAATATAGTTTTTTGATTTGAGTAGTCATCACCTCTTCTTACAATAAGACTAAATACTCCTGAACCGGTGCTTGATGTTGTAATTTCCCATCTAATATTATTTTCAGATCCGCTAGGTAAAGATCCAGATACTCCTAAAGCACTTCCAGAATCATTGTTCATTATAATTCCTGAAGATATTGTTTCTAGTGTAAATGAGCTAGTGGATAAGGTATTTAATATAGATGCTGTTGCCGGTGTAAATGATCCTGATGCAATTCTAGTAACTATTAAAGATTCTCCTCCTTGTTCAAAATAATTTAATGCAGCTATAGAGGTAAGGTACTCATAATTAGTACCACCTGATACAAATGATGTACCAAACTTAGATTTGTAGTCGGAATAGGATCTTACTAAAGTAGGGATATTAACCGGTCCCAGTACTGCTGGTCCAATTAATGCTGCACCTACTGTTATAGGTCCTTCTTGTATTTGAGATAAATCGTTTTCTTGTAAAAAAACGCCTGGTGAGATTAGAGTTTCTGCCATAATGATTTAATAATTATCTATTATAAATATCCACTTTATGGCCGAAACACTATTTTAGTTAAGATATAATACCTGTCTCTAAATCGACCTTAATATCTCCATATTTAGTAACTAATTGATCGGAAAAATGCTTTTCTTCATCTATTAATCTAATTATATCATTTTTAATTTTACTAGATTCTTGATCTAATAATGTTTTTTGATATTCTATTCTTCCTAATTCAACAACACATCGATCATTTCTATCACTAATAGCTTTCAAAACCACTAATTCTTCTGCCGTAACTTTTTTTTCTTCCATAACTGTTATTTAGTACTATTCTTTTTAGCTTTATATTTATAACGCTTTTTTGCTTTTATTGGTTCTGATACTTCAGGATTTTCTATTGGTAACTGATCTAATTCTTTTTTAATTTCTGATTTAGGATTTTTAATATAAGATTTTATTATTAAATATGCAAATACTCCTAACGGAATGCCTATAAAAAAATATG